AGTCTAGTTCTGCATCGTCACTACTTCGCCTTGCTTTGATTACATTCGTAGTAGTAGCCTTTATTTTTTGCAAAGAGTAGGCTGCTGCTGCTCCTGTGTAGGTGTCTAAGAAAAAACTAGCTGCACTCCCCCCGCTAATCTTTCCATATTGAAAACCGAAACCGTACATTAAGAGCCTCCTTTGAGTGCAAGCACAGACCCCGTAGTTACTGTAATAGTCTTTAATGCTACGTGGTGTGAACTTCCTAGCATAGCTCCCTTGCCTATGGTCTTGCCTGAGAGTCCCCATTCTGCTAGTAGGTCTACATCGTTAATATCTGTTAGTACTGAAAACACACAGTCCTCATTTGCGTATACACATCTGTAGTTGGTGTCTACTGTACCTGTTACGGTGTCATCTATGAATAGGCCTCCATTGAGTCCCATCATTATATCTATTGTAATGCTCATATTCTTATTTTTGTTTATGGTGAATTTTCTAAAACTCGTACTTTGTATTCTATCGTTAGGCGTGCCGACTCGCTCAGTTGGTCGTACCTTACGTCTTTACTGACTTGATATATTGAATCTATTACTATGCCTGCTACCGTACCTTTATACCTGTTTAAAATAGGCTCTATAACATTGTAGCATTCTAGTAGATAGGCTTTACCTCCTGCGTTATCCCTTCCCTTCTTTGCGTACACGTCTATCATTAGTTCATAATTAACTATGCCATAACCGCCTTTAAAATTCTCTGGCGTGCCGTCCTCATTGAAAACTATGTAAGGGGCCTCTATTCCATTGCGTGCTATCATAGGACTAATATCATTTACCAAATTAGTCACGGCTGTGACGTTTAGTAATTCGTATATTGCGGCTCCTATCATTGCTACAAATTTGAATTAAAAAATAGGCTAATTAGGTAAACTTTGTTTTTTGTTTAGAACCATTCTAAGGGTTTATAGGTTTAAATTTGTGGTAATAAAACAGGATAAATGAACTTATTTAAACAAATGACAATATGAGCTATACATTCAAATCAACTGGAGTCGAAAGCACCGACAAACTAATTCGCATTTTTGACCGTCAAATAAAAAGGGAGTGGGGTGCAGCGAATAAAGACAAAAAGCAATGCCTTTCTTATTGGAATAAACTTATATTCCTAGAATCTGCTACGATATACATATTAGATTGGCGTGAGATTAGGACGGGCAATTATTGGCAAATTAGAGACTCGCTCAAAGGCATAGCACAAAGTAGGTTTATATATGAAAGAATTAAAGAATATAAAAAATTAAATCAAATAAAATAATGAAATTATTAAAAGTAAAAAGCAATCACATAGAGTCAGCATTCTACATTGATAGTAAAATAGCTAGATTACACATAATTTTCTTTGGTATCGCTTGGCAGTATAAAAGCGGTTACTTAGGATTTGAATTTCAAATACCATTTGTAGGTGGATGGGTTGTATATTTCAATAATTTTGTAAAGTAAAAAAGGTTATATTAGCAGACACAAAAAAAGCAATGAAACATTTAGAAAACTATTTTAAAAGTGAAGAAGAGGTAACAAAGTACTTCGATAATGAGGTATTTAAATTTATTTTTATGTGTGATAACATTATGGAGTTTGAAACATTAAACCCAGTAATCATAGAAGATGATTTAATTACTTTTAAATTGTCATTTTATTACGAAGAAGGAGAAGCATTTTTTGCTTATTCTACATTCGCTCAGTGGCTAGACTTATTCCAACTATCAGAAGTTAAAGCAGTAGACTCAAATACAAATGAAAGGATTACTATGTATTTTAAAGAGTTTGAAACAACATAAATAACATTATATTTGAAAAGCATTATTTGAAGGAGTTCGGGTAATTTTAAAAGGCTGTCATTATTTGGCTGCCTTTTTTTGTTTTGCGGTCTTTATCGCATTGCAAGACTTGCATAGTGCTTGAAAATTCTCCCATTCCCACTTTTCGCCACCTTCTGAAATCGGTTTTATGTGATCTGTAAAGTAGCTAGACTGAGTGCAGTCATCTACCTCACAAACTGGATGGAACTTTTTGTACCTAAGACTTAAACCCCGCCACTTCCTGCTATTATAGAATGCCTCATCTTCTGGATTCCTTAGCCAATTAGATTTTTTATCTTTAGGCTTAAAACTATTTGCAGGCTTTTTAAGCTCGTAGTTTGTTTTTTTAATCGTAGCCATTATGATATAATTGCTACTCCTGCTATTTTGTAGATTACTTCACCGCTTTTAAGCCATATATCTGAATCTACTACTCTTACTTCGTTGTCTAGCATATCCGATAGTAATGATGGTACTGTAGCCACTGCGGTATGCTGTAAGGTATCAAATCTATAAACACCAGATGTATGTAATTTTCTAAAGCCTGTTATTATTGAAAACCCTTCTGTAATATCTAAATCAAAAGTACTCGGTTCGATAGTTAAAGACCTGCTTCCTGCTTCACTAACAAAATCCAGATTTTGCGTTGATACAATTTCTTTAATTATTTGATTTTCTGAATTTACTATTTGTAAAACATCCCCTATCTTTATATCAAAAGTTGAATCAATGTCTATACTTGTCCTAGCACCTGAAAGAATAACGTTAGACAAAGTACCAACAGTATAAGTCTCATCAATTACATTTTTACTGTCTTGTGCGTATTGAGCAGAAACTACTCCATCTTTTGTACCTATTACCACGCCAGTACTTAGCCCCGCTTTAGAGTTAATTACTTCAATCCACGTTCCCTGTATTTCGTCTGTATGGTAATCCTTTTCACAACTTGCTGCAAAGTACACTTTATTATTGTATTGCATAGTTTGAGCAGGGGTATACCCGTTGTTTACGAATTTACCCATATACTTCTCTAAATTATTAAACTGCAAACTCATAGACTCCAAAACTCTCATACCAGACAAAGTAGCTTCTAAATCAAACCCCCCATCCCAAAACCTTACAGGATTAATGTTTTCAGCCCCACCGTTATAATTGTAATTAACACTTAACGTATTAGCAGTTACATAATTGCCTCCCTCATTTATTATTATTGGTTCGATTTCTAATTCTTTTGTAAAGTTATTATTATTGTTTTCAACAGTTAAAAGCTCATCTCTATCATCGCCATCAATGGGTAAAAATATTTTAAGTTTTCTTAAAAAAAATGGTGCAAAAAGAACTCTACCCCCTTTGCTGATGACATTGAATGTTACCGTAATTTGGCATTCTTCCATATCATAAGGAATTATAACCGTAGTATCTGTTAATGTAGCTCGTTTATTAACCCCCCCAATCTTAGTAATATACCTTTTATAGTTTCTTATTGTAGTACCAGAGCTATCACCCCAATAAGGCGGGATATACGTTCCATTATGAACTCCTCCAGCAAAATATTTGTCATCAGATAAATCAACAATATCTATAATTATTTCAAGATTGTATGACCAACTAGTAGGCGGGAAAGTCAAACCAATTAAGTACTCAATATCATACTGCACACTTATTTTTTTGCCTTGGGTTAAATCGCCTTGAATTTTGCCTATATTGTATGAGTAAACTGGAGCGTTAGAAGAAATGTACTTTGTTCTACTGTCTTGTTTTTTTGTGTCGCTATTAGAGTCTAAGTAAAGCAAAGTTGGCGTCACATCTAACGCAATGTTTTCTCTAGTAGCACTAAACGTATTTATCTTGGATTTTCTCAATCCATACAAATATCCAAATTTCCCGCCAGTTAAAACTCTTGAATTTGCGTTTATGTGGCTATATGCTGATGCATTGTATATATTATTGGTTTTATTGTATATCCTAAAACTATAACCACTAGTGTCGTAATTTCTTATTTGTACAAATTGATATAACCCTTGTGCGTGAATAAATTTGCAAGAAAACATTTGCATTATCCCTTCTAGCACTTTGTATGCACTCATAAACTTAGGAGCGTCAGTATCGCTGTCTCTTTCAATTATTACTGAATCTGGTATGTACGTGTAATCTAATGGGCTGTTTCCTGCTGTTACTGAAACTACATCGTTACTTTTAAACTCCAAACTTTCTCTAATATACCCAGCTGAACTACCCCAGTATTCCTTTAACTCTAATATGTTCAATATGTTTTTTACAACGTCTATAATTTTATTAGAATTTAATGATGTTAAATCCCCAGGGTAATCAATATTTTTAAGTTTATCAATTCCATCTATTGCTTTAAAAGTGTACTCTCTTGGGCTGCTTTCATCATTCCACTCAATTAGATCCCTAACTAAACTGCCAACCCACTCTAATTCATAGCCGCTACCTCCATCTCTATGAATCACTACTTTTAAATCATTATCACTAGCAATTAAATAATTTTCAAAAAACCTATCAAAAAATGCAGTGTCTACAGCGGTTCTGTTTTCTTGTACATTTGCATAATTAATAATAGTTTCTGATGTCATTAATGTAGATAAAACCAAATCATTATTGCCTTCCCACTGTGTGTTTAACCCTATTAACTTAGGGTTAAATACTGGTACGAATGAGTCCCCATCTGAGTCATCATTTTTTAAAGAAACAAAATCAGAGCTATAGTCTACTGTATTAACTATTATTTCTGTTCTGTCCTGTGCCGAATTGTAAGTAAAAAGCGATACGGTATCTTCTGCTATTGATGCTGACCCCGTTATCTCAAGCGGTTGCCCTGCCTCTAGGTAGTCCGTCCAATCGTATTTTATATAAAACGTTTTTGCAGTACCCCCTATTATTAAAGCGTTAATGCCTTTGTAACTATCTGAGTAAAGTCTGACTCTGTAATCAATATCTTCGTAGCTAGTTAGCTTGCTTTCAAAATATAAACTCATTCTATCTTCTAAATGCTTTTTCTCTTTGTGTTACTATTTGTATATCTCTACCGCTAATTTGGGTTTGCATAGTGTATGAGTTGCTACCCATTTGACCACCGCCTGAGTAGTCTGGTGCGGGTGCGTTTAGTGCGGGGGAAGGTGCTTGACCTCCTCCGTCTACTCCTGCTTTTGATATGTTAGATAGTGCCGCTCCTGCCGCTACTAATGCTATACCTGCTACTATTGCTACTGGTGCGTTACCTGTGCTAATTGCTGCATCTAATCCAGTTTTTGCAATACCTATAGCAATTATAGCAGTACCAAACTCTTGCATAAATGAGCCTAACATATTTAGCACAGACCGCCCAAAGTCATCAGCTCTTGATTGCAAACTAAAATCATCTTCAATAGCTCTTAGCTGTGTGTTCATTTCTTGCCTTATTTTAGTGGTATCTGCCCCATTACGATTAGCTTCATCAATCAATCTCCCGTAGTGAGACTTGACTTGGTTTAACTGGTCGTCCATCATTTTTTTAGATGTCGCAGAATCCCCAATAAAATTGCCTATTAATAACGCGGCTTGTGATGCCGTTTTTTCTATGCCGCTTGTTAATGCCTCGCCTATTTCTATCCCTATTTGTTGCGCCTCTGTTATAATATCTGGTAAGGTGCCAACGTCTATTTTTACATTGCTTAAATCTATTCTAATATTTGGGTCAAATGGTTTTTTTTCAAACATAGGTCCAATAAGATCGTCTATATCTTTCCAAGTGCCTGTGCCAATTATTGGCTTTACTGGTACTTCTATTTTAGTGTTTTCTACTCCATCATTTACTTTTGGCTCTACTTCTACTGTAACCTTAGTTTCAAACTCTTTGAAAAATGAACCGCTCATTATCTCCTCTTGTGCGGCTGCATTCTCAAAAATCATATCGTAAAGTCTACTTACTTCTGCTCTTGCCTCCCCTATTGCTTGTGCTCCTTCATTATAAGTATCATAGTTAAACTCTGGCATTTTCTCCTCAAAGTCATCGCCAAATCCAAATTCTATAGTCCCATCTTTACCCGCTTTTTTTAATTCTTCTACTTGTTTTAAGTACTCCCCTACATTATCACCAAACCCTGCGAGTATTGCACTTTCTTTATCTAGTGCATCTTTATATACTTTCTCTTGCCCTACTAATTCTTTTAAGGCGTCCTCTTGTAATTGGATAGATAATTTTTTGCGTATAGTGTCTATTAATGTATTATAGCTTGTATCTAGTTGGTCTATAAATTCCTTTTCGTCATCTATGTTTTGCAGAGTTGTACCATAAGTTTTATTTATAGTATTTATTAATTCTGATCTTTCCCTGCTGCCTTTGTTAGTGTTTTTTAACGCATCAAAATAACTCTTTGCTGCGGCTGTCTCTGTTTCTAAACTAGATGAATGCTTTTTAGTAGCGGCATCCAAAACCTCCTGACTTTTAGTTAGTGCCTTAACCCCTTTATCTACATTACTCATCTGAGTATTATAAATAGTAAACCCTACTGCTAATGCTGTAAGTGCAATTATTAAGCCTGCTATGGGTGAGGCTACTAGAAATGCGATGGCTGTTGTTACTATACCAAGCGTAAGTATTAGCGGCCCCAAAACAGCCACAAGTCCTGCTACTACTAAAATAACCTTTTTTGTTTCTGGTTCTATTTCGCTAAATTGGATAGAAAGCTCACTAAATTTATCAGCTATCTTTTTAATAACTGGTGCTAACATTTCACCGAAAGATATTGCTAGTCCTTCCGCTGCTGACTTTAATTTGAATAATGACCCCTCTAAAGTTGCATCCATTATAGCTGCCATATCCGCAGCCGCCCCGCCTGAGTTTTCGTAGGACTTGGTTAGCTCATCTACTTTAGATATGTTCTTAGATAGTGTTATGGCTACTGTAGTCGCTCTCTTATCAAAGAACTTCATAGCAGTGTTTGCCTTATCGCTAGAATTGGCTATCTCTTGTATGGCCTCCTGAAAATCAAAGCCGTCCTCCTTAGCTGCTAAAAACATATTTCTTAGCATAGTACCTGATGTACTTGCATCTATGTTAGAATTAGCTAAAACACTTAATTGAGCCGTAGTAGTTTCTATGCTCATACCAAGTGCCTCCGCAAGTGCTGCCACCTTTGGCATACCTACACTAAACTTTTCCAAGTCTAATGCTGAACTACTAAATGATGCTGCCATTACATCAGTAACCCTTTGCAACTGATCCGCCTCTAGTGCAAAACCTCTCAATGTACCACCTGCAATATCAGCACTTGATGCTAAATCTTCACCTGTTGCAAGTGCTAAATCTAGTGTGGCTGCTGTTACTTTCTGTATTTCTGAGGAGCTAAAACCTAATTTTGCAAAGTTTAATTGTAAATCTGCTACTTCACTAGATGTAAACCTAGTACTTATTCCTAAGTCCTTTGCAAGTTTTGTGAGATTATCAAACTCTTTCCCTGTTGCTCCACTGACCGCTTGAACCTTAGCCATTGACTGCTCAAAGTCTGCGAACACTTTCACTGCAAGCCCGCCCATCGCTACTATTGGTGCGGTCAAAGACATAGACATAGACTTCCCTAAGTCCTGCATCTTCTTGCCCGTCTTGTTTAGTGACCGAGCAATTTTTTGACTTGAGGTACTAAACGCCTTTAAATCAAATCCTAACTTTATAAATAAACTCCTACTCATTGAACCAATTTGGTTTTAATTCTTTCATTGCTTGTAATTTCTCTACTGTCCAAGTTGTTTTGTTTATTACTTTCTCCCAAGGAAACCTCATTAGATCCGTGGGCTTTTTTAATCTCTTATCTCCTGCCGACTTCAATGTCACAAATGAGACGTATCTCGATGTTTCCCAGCTTACTCTACTGCGTAAATTCTCATTCTTCCAGTAGCCAAGGTAGGCTATCCATAAGTCACTCATTGCCCAATCATCTATGTTAATTGGGCTTATATGAATGTTGCCATACGCGAAACCTAGTATGAATATGAAAGGATCGCTGTCTACTTTTTTGCCTCTGCTGATAGAGCCTTAAAAGCGTTTATTTCTGCCATTATATCCTCCGCAGCCGTAGGACATTGGTCTACCCAATCCTCTAAATCCGCTGTGCTTAGTTTGCCCTTGTCTCTAATACTATCCTTATAAAGTTGTACTATTGAGTCAAATGTAAATTTACCATCTTGTAAGTCTTTAATGCCCACGCTAGATAGAAGGTTTTGAAAAGCTCTGTTACCTGCTTTAACCGTGTACTTTTTTTTGTTTATTTCTATTATCATAATTTTTTAATTAAAAAGGGGTAGCAGAACTACCCCCTATTTTTTACGTGATTGTTGCCTTAGCTAATACTCCTGTGCCTTCTAAAGATACTGAGAAAGTTACACTCTCTTCCATCCCGTCAGTACGGTCTAAAGATGTAATATAAGCATCTCCACTATACTCTATATCGTCCGCTACTGCATCGCTATAAGTGATAGTTAGCTTAGTACGTGCAAGCCACGCATCCCATAAGTCCTCATAGCCATAACTCGCATCTTCTGCGAATAGACCTTCACCACTTATTGACCACGAAGTTTGCCCCTCTAATGATTCTTTTGCTCCACCACTACCTTTAGAACTTGCATCTCGTGTAGAGTGAGATACTGATATTCCATTAGATGTCAAGTGAGCAATGACAGTACCACCTACCTCTATTTTGGCGAGTGTTCCGTTTAATATTCCTGCTGTTTGTGCCATTGTTTTATTTTTTTAATTAGTTCAAATTACTTACCTTTTTTCTTTTTATTAGGTAAACTTTGTTTTTCAATTTCTGGTGTTTCTGCATTATCAAACGATGACTGCATAGCATTTTCTACTATTTCTTCTTTAGTCTCTCCGTCTAATTCTATAGCTACACCTTTATTTATTAGCTCTTCTCCTAGCCACGTTCTCACTCTTAGCTGCATACCTTTAGGCAGTACCTTTGTGTGTATTGCGTGGCTCTTTGTTAGTTCTACTCTCATTTTATAAATGGTATTTGTTTTGTTTTTTTAACTATGTATTTTCTTAGTTGCTCACTAGCTGTTACGCTTATCGCTGGTAGTACTTGGTCTGCACCTCTTTTTACAAAATCATCGCCTTGTATGTGCTTTGTTCCATACAAAACAAAGTGAGCGTACCATCCATCATTCTTACCTCTACCTCCTCTATTGGGTCCTACCGCTACATTAGGCATCATCTTAGATTTGCCAGTTTTTATCTTAAAGGACTTTTTTAGATTCATAGCCTCTACTTCGCCTGTTTGATTTGTCTTGTTTTTTCTTTTTACAGAGCCACCACGAACTTTAATAAAGCCATCAGATATAGGTACTTTGCTTTTTATAGATGCCAATAGTGGTTTAGCTTGACGTCTTAGAATCTTTAGCAACTCTCTACGTTTTACTTTGTCATTTGGTATGTTTTGAATTTGCCTTGTTAGCTCCTCCATCCCTTCTATTTTTATAGTAGCCATTAGTTTTTCCTTTCTGCTGTAATCCATAGACCTTCACGGCCTAACTCCTGTATCTCTAGTATATCGTAATAAATACTATTGTACACTATTCGCATAGTCTCATCTATCCCTGCAAAGAATCTAATCTTAAACTTTACCTTATTAGTGGCCGTCTCTTTTTGCCCTTCCTCTCTCTCATTACCGCCCGCTTTCTGAACGTGTGCAAATGCTGAATGAAAAACAGAATAGGTAGCCACCTTCTCACCTTGTGCATTCGCTAGGTAAGTCCAAGATTCTATATCTATACGTCTGTCAAGTTTGCCTATGTTCATCATATTGCAGCCCGTCTACTTATTAAACTAATCTGATACTGTGTGTTTCTACTAAGCACTGAGTAACTGCCTTGTACTTCTGTCTGTCGTACTTCATATAAATCTCCTACTATCATTCTAAGGCATTGCTTTACGTTATCTGGTGCTGCTGAATACCCACTCACTACATTAACTATGACAGGGTTTACTCTATCATATAACGCAGGCATTTGAACAGGGCAAATAACAACTGGAAAACCTCCATCATAAATCTTATAGTCACTAGCCGCCAATGTTTGCACATCATCATTAGCATCATAGTAGGTTATGATAACGCTAGTAAATGGCTCTAGATTAAAGTCGAACTCTTCCCAAGATTGGTACACTTGTTTAAATGCCATTGGAGTAGCTATGATGTTAGCCTCTTTGTATAGCATTAACTGAGCCGCATCTATGTACTCACCTATAAGCGTATCGAAAGACGTATCTAATATATTTAGATGCCTTTTAGCATCATCAACACTAAGGGCTTTAGCTGCTGGATATGTTACTACTTGCCACATTTTTCTACTAATCCATCTTTTATTAAATCATTTGCTAATTCAGCATTTAACTCGAAAACATCACCTGTACTATAAGCTAGACCTACTCGTGGTAGTTCCATTAGTGCTTTTACAGTAATAGTTGTTTTCTTTATGGTAGTCTTAATTTCTTTTTTATTATTTGCCATTGTAACATTTTTT